AGAGGGCACAATGCGTTTTATGAATTGTATGACGCTGCTGAGAGGCAAGACGATTGGCACACGGCTTTATTTAAGGCAAGTGAAACAGGGATCTTGGATGATGAGGAGTTAGAGGCTGCATCGGCTATGATGAGCCCTGACCAGTATGCACAAGAGTATGAGTGTAGCTGGGTGGCAAATGTACCTGGGGCTGTTTATGGAAAAGAATTACAAGAGTTGCATGAGAAGGGGCGCATAACTTCAGTTCCGTATGATCCATCTGTAAGGGTAGAGACGTTTTGGGATCTGGGTGTGGGCGATAGCACCAGCATATGGTTTGTACAGCAAGTTGGGCGAGCTGTGCATGTTATCGATTATTATGAAAACAGGGGAGAGGGTTTGCCGCACTATGCAAAGGTGCTGCAACAGAAAGAGTATTTATATTCGATGCATCATGCACCGCATGACATTGAGGTAAGGGAGCTGAGTACTGGGAAGAGTAGGCGAGAGGCTGCGTATGACCTGGGAATTAATTTTAGGGTTGTTCCGAAGCTACCGTTAGAGGATGGGATCCATGCTGCGAAAATGTTACTCCCTCGTTGCTGGTTTGATGCAGAGTTGTGCAAGCCTGGTCTTGAGGCTCTCAGGCAGTATCACCGCGCTTATAACGAGCGTTTGCGTAGTTTTAGGAACACACCTGTACATGATTGGAGTTCGCATAGCGCGGATGCCTATCGGTATTTGGCGGTGGGTATTAGGGCTGTGTCGGACAGTTTACGTCCAGCTCAGAGAGATGCTGACAGCGGTTATAATCCGTTTGCAGCGTAAGGAGAAATAGATGGCTTATAAAACATACGATACTTATACAACGAGCGATGGTACGAAGTATGTTGGTATGTATAGCGATAATCGTACACAGATTTATAAAGAAGACGCAGACGGTAACAGAACAATTTTATCATCTACTAAAGGTGGTAGGAGAACATCTTCACAACGAAAAAAGGTTTCAGAAGATTTTGATTCATTTATAGGCGCTGTTAAAAAAGCTGAAACTGGTGTGGAGCTTACGTATACGGATGAAGATGTAACGGCTGGTGGCGGTGGTTTATTCAAAAAAGATAAAGCGTCTACGCTCACGTTTTCTGATGGTACTGTATTAAGTTCTAAGGCTGGTAGAACAAGTAATGAAGTAGCAACTTTAAAAAGATTAGCAGATGAAATTGGCGCTGTATCGATAGCAAACAAACCCGACGAAACAGAAGATACCACTGATACAAATACCACTGATGACACCACAGTTCTCGATGAAACAACAGATACTGCACTTGATACAGTAGAAGAAATATCTGACCAAACGTTTGGTGGTAGCGACAGTAGCAACGAAAGTGGTGTTGATAACACAGATAATATTTCAAATTATTTCGATAACACGGTTACGTCATTAGTTAATACGGCTGCTGGTCAGAAACAGAACCAGGAGTCTGCGCTGACCACATCAGTAGGTGAAGCAGAAGATGAAGCGATTAGTTATATGACAGGTGGCACAGCATCAAATGTTTTGAACCCTGGGGGCGCACAAGGGTTGTTAAGCAGTGATGACGATGAAGACGATCCGTTTAACAGACGTAAAACGCTGATAGGCGCTTGATATAATGATAGCCAATAAGAAAAAACCGAAAAACATTGCTGGTATGATGGGCAAAAACGCATCACAGCCAGCGCAAATGATGGGTAAGATGACGGTGGATCCGCTGGAACGTGCGATGCAGAAAATGGCTGGACGGACGCAAGGCGGTGCAACAGATGGCATCAAACTTAAAAAGAAACCGACTATTATGACAAGTTATGGAATTCTGTAATGGCTGAAGTCACAAAACTCGTACAGCAGCTGGATAGGCGATATAAAACGCTACAGACACAGCGCAGCAACTGGGAACAGCATTGGCAGCAATTAGCTGACTATATGCTCCCTAGAAAGGCTGATATTGTCAAAAAACGTACACAGGGTGACAAACGAACAGAACTCATTTTTGATGGCACGGCAATACATGCAGTAGAGCTGCTGGCGTCAAGCTTGCACGGTATGTTGACTAGCCCAAGTACGCCCTGGTTTTCTATGCGATACAGAAACCCAGGGCTACAGAGGGATGATGCAGCAAACGAATGGTTAGAAGTGTGTACCGATCAAATGTACCAGCACTTCAATCGTTCAAACTTTCAGCAAGAAATCCATGAATTGTACTACGATTTGGTGGTGTTCGGCACTGGTAGCTTTTACGTCAACATGGAACAAGACGGATTGCGCTTTGCGTGTCGGCATATTGCAGAAATATGCATATCAGAAGATAGCCAGGGTCGGGTCGATACGATCTATAGAAAGTTTAAACTAACCGCTCGATCTATCAAAATGCAGTTTCCTGACGCAACAATGCCGAAAGCTGTAGAAAAAGATGTGGATAATGATCCGTACAAAGAACATGAAGTTGTTCATGCCGTATTCCCTCGTGCGGAAGCTACTGGAGTATTTGCTAGAGATAAACCAGTAGCCTCTGTCTATTACATGGCAGAAAGTCGGGAGCTGCTGAGTGAAGGTGGCTTTGACGAAATGCCGTTTATGTCACCACGTTTTGTTAAAGATTCAGTTAGCACCTATGGACGCAGCCCAGCGATGACCGCATTGCCTGACGTTAAGATGCTAAACAAAATGTCAGAAACAACAATTAAGGCTGCACAAAAGCAAATCGATCCACCATTAATGGTTCCAGACGATGGTTTTCTTGGCACAGTACGCACCTCACCAGGTGCACTGAACTTTTACCGATCAGGAACGCGAGATAGGTTAGAGCCGCTGCAAATCGGAGCCAACAACCCACTAGGGCTTAACATGGAAGAGCAAAGGCGTAACGCAATACGTCAAGCGTTCTATGTAGACCAGCTGCTATTGGGTCAGGGTCAGAATATGACAGCGACAGAAGTGTTGCAGAGGAACGAAGAAAAAATGAGGTTGCTTGGCCCTGTTCTAGGACGGATGCAAGCAGAATTGCTCCAACCTCTTATATCACGCTCTTTTGCATTGCTTCTCAGGGCTGGCCTCCTCCCTCCAGCGCCTGAGGAGCTACAAGGTCAGGATATTGATATTGAATACGTAAGCCCCCTAGCGAAAGCGCAAAAACTTACAGATCTCCAGGCAATGCTGCGTGGGTTTGAGATATTGTTGCAAGTCAGCCAGGTTGCACCAGTAACGGATTATCTCGATGGCGATAAGATGGTGCAGTATCTTGTCGAGACAGCTGGGCTACCAGCCAGGGTCATACGCGGTGAAAATGAAGTGGCAGAGATACGACAGCAACAGGCAGAGGCGGCACAACAGCAACAGGCAATGCAAGAACAGATGCAAAGCGCTGATGCGGCAAACAAAATAGCGCCATTTATTAAGGCGGCTGGTAGTGTACCAGTAGAATGAAAGGTTAATTAAAACAATCCGTACACGAACTGTTCATCTGGCTGTGCGTCTAGCTCTTGTTGACGTTTGTGCCATTTTAAATCGGCTTCTGTAGCCTCTCGCGAAAAGACTTCTTCACTATCAGGAGTTAAAGCATACACTAGATCTTTTAATCCATTTTGCCATTCTATTATGTCAACACGGTATATTTTTTCTTTATTTTCCATAACTTAGTATACCATACTTAACGTAAAAAGTCAAATAGACAAAAAACATGCAACAACTAGAAGAGTTAAAACTTGCCTATCGCAGAACCTTTAACACTGACGATGGCGAGATTGTATTAGGTGACCTCAAGGCACGGTTTGGCTTTGAAACCACCACGTATTCGGACAATCCATATAATAGTGCATTTAACGAAGGTCAGCGAGCAGCTGTGCTGCTGATTGTCCGTATGCTGACCGAAGGGAAGGAACCCGAATGAGCGAAGAGGCAATCCAAGACACTGGATCTCAGGAAGTCGCAACACAAGCTGTAGCGGATAGCGCAGTAGAAGAAGTAAGTTTTAGAGACAGTCTACCAGATAATTTGCGTAATGCGCCTGGTATGATGAAATTTAAAGACGTACCTGGTTTAGCACAAGGCTATGTAAACCTAGAGTCTATGATCGGCACAGATAAAATCGGTGTGCCACAAGACAGCTGGACAGACGATCAATGGTCTGAGTTCTATAGCAAAACAGGCCGTCCACAAGACACATCTGCATATGTTGCAGATTTTGATAATATACTAAGCGAAGAACAAGCAATCGGTTTTAGACAAGCTGTGTTTGAGGCTGGTCTATCGCCCAGGCAGTTTGATAAAATTGCAGCGTATTTTATTAATGAAAATGCTGCAATGGAAGAGCAACATGAAGCGCGAGCGGAAGCAGCCTTTGATGAAGGTGTTGCAGCACTGCAAGCAGAGTGGGGGCAAGCTACAGAGCAACGTGTTAAGTTAGCGCAACAAGCAGCAGAAACATTGCTCGGCCCAATGCAAGAAAACGAGTTTTTTAGAGAAACTATGGCAGATGGTCGGCAACTTGGCGATCATCCAGAAATTATAAAAATGTTTGCGGCACTTGGTGAGCAAATGGGCGAAGACAACCTGGTCGGTGAAACGTCAGAGCTGATCATGACACCAGAGCAAGCACGACAAGAACTAAAAGAAATAATGCGTCCTGGCACTCCATATATGGATGCCCAGCACCCAGAACATGATGCGTATGTGCGAAAAGTACAGGAGCTTTTCCAAGCAGCATCGTGATACGTGGATAACCGTAAGGCCCACACGCCAAGCATGTGTGACATGCGGAGTGACTGCCCATAGCAGTAAGCACGGCCCCGAAAGGGATAACCAAGCGCAGCAACCCAAAATTAATTGAAACAAACTGTAAAGGAGAGACGTATGTCTACTCAAATTGATACAGCTTTTGTCAATCAGTTTTCCGCTAACGTCCAGATGCTATCACAGCAAATGGGTTCGTTGCTGCGAAATGCAGTCGATGTGGAAAGCGTGAATGGCGAGAAAGCTTTTTTTGATCAGGTTGGTTCATCAGCAGCGGTAAAGAAAACAAGCCGCCACGCAGATACACCACTTGTTGAAACACCACACACTCGTAGAATGGTTACCATGTCAGACTATGAGTGGGCTGACTTAATCGATGAACAGGACAAAGTGCGTTTGCTTATCGATCCAACATCAACCTATGGCAGAGCTGCGGCTGCTGCGATGGGAAGAGCGATGGACGATGAGATTATTGCAGCGGCCCTGGGTACAGCAAAAACTGGCAAAGATGGCGGTACAGACACTGCACTACCAGCTGGTCAGAAAATTGCTCACGGTTCTGCTGGTTTAACAATTGCTAAACTTGTAAGCGCAAAAGAGCTTCTTGATGCAGCAAGTGTTGATCCGTCAATACCGCGTCATATCATTGTGTCACCAAAACAAATCTCTGATTTGTTAAACAACACAACGGTTACATCATCTGATTTCAATACCGTCAAAGCGTTAGCTCAAGGTGAAATCAATTCGTTTGTAGGCTTTAACTTCATCGTGTCGAATAGACTAACAACAGATTCAAACTCAGACCGTCAGGTCATTGCGTTTGCACAAGATGGTCTAAAAGTAGGCATGGGCAAAGAGCCTATGGCAAAGATCGATGAACGAGCCGACAAGTCATATGCAACGCAAGTCTACTACTGTCAAACTCTCGGTGCTACGCGCATGGAAGAGGAAAAAGTAGTCGAAATTGCGTGTAACGAATAGGAGACTTATAAATGGCTACTGTTTATTCCACACAAAGAACTAATTCACGAGCTACACCAGCTACGATGAATAAAGCAAACGAGCTTGGCGGTCGTATCCGCGTGGCTCACGGCACGTATGAAGCATCTTCACTTGCATCAGGTGATGTGATTGAAATGTTTGTATTGCCAGATGGCGCACGTTTGTTGGAAGGATCTCTAGCGCATGACGCACTAGGATCATCAACAACATTGAGCGTTGGCTATGCTGCACACACAAACGCAGCAGGGTCAGCGGTTAGCGCATCCGCAGCAGCTTATAAAGCAGCAGCAGCATCAACATCAGCACAAAAAGTAGACATACTTGCTACTTTAGCTCTTGGCTCTGGTACAGAGACAGACACTAATGGTGATGGTGTGGCAGTCACAGTTACGATGGGCGGTGCAGCTGGCACTGGTACTATCGAGCTAACCATTAAATACGTGGTTGATTGATTAAGAGGGGCGCGAAAGCGCCCCCTTTTTTTTTATGGGATTTTAAAATGACTTCTACGGTTGATATTGCAAACTATGCGCTAAACTCGTTGGGTGCGAATAACATAAGCACGTTTGATGAGAACTCTAAGCCAGCGCGATTGGTCAACCAAAGATATAATTCAGTGCGCGATAATGTGTTTCGCCAGCATCCTTGGAACTGCCTCATAAGGCGTGTGGAGCTCCCCAGAGAAAGCGACACACCAGCCTTTGACTACACATATCAATACGCACTACCAACGGATCCGTTTTGTTTACGTGTGCTAGAGTTCAGCAATGGCACACTGACGTTTCCGTATGATAATATGACCAGCAACTCTGGTGGCCCTGTTTACGTCATAGAGGGGCGTAAGCTTGTGACAGATGAGGGTATTGCAAAAATACGCTACATTGGGCGTGTAACGGATCCGCAAGAGTATGACGCTGGGCTCGTCGAAACGTTGGCATCTGCACTTGCTTTTGAGCTGGCCTATGCAATCACTGGATCAAACACAGTCAAACAAATTATGGCAGCTGAATATTCAGACAAATTAAAAGCAGCTAAATTTGTTGATGCGACAGAGGGTGCGCCTCAAAAGATCGAGGCCAGTGACTTTTTACAAGCGAGAACATAAATGGCGCGATCTGCACCAGCTCTCTCCACTTTTACAGCTGGGGAAATATCGCCACGCCTGGAAGGTCGTGTTACGATTGAGAAATACCGCGAGGGTTTGGCTGACTTAACAAATATGGTTGTGCAACCTCATGGCGGTGTCACCAGGCGTCCTGGCACACAGTTTCTAGGCGAAGTAAAAGCCAGTGCAAATGTCACCAGGCTTATACCGTTTGAGTTTAAAACGTCTGACACGTATGCACTAGAATTCGGCAACCAATACATGCGGATTTATCGTAATGGTCTGCAAGTTTTAACAGGTAGCGCAAAAGCTATATCTGCAATAACAAAAGCAAACCCTGGCGTGTTTACGTCAAACAGTCACGGATATAGCAACGGAGATGAAATAGCGCTGGTTAATACTGGCGGTGGCATGACGGAGTTGCAAGAGCGTAACTATCGAGTGGCGAATGTAACGACAAATACATTTACCTTAACTGATTTGTTTGATGTGGCACTAAACACAACAGGTTTTACTACCTACACTGGATCTGGTGTTGCAGTTGATAAGATATACGAAGTCGCAACGCCCTATACATCTGCACAAATAAACGATGTGCGCTTTGCTCAGTCAGCTGATGTAATGTACCTGGTGCATCCTAGTCACGCCGTGCGAACACTTTCGAGGACAGATCACAACGCCTGGACGTTTGCCACGCCAACATTTACAGAAAACACAACGCCTAGCCTAGCTGGGTCGAATAATTATCCAAGCGTTGTAACATTTTTTGAACAACGTCTGGTATTCGCAGCAAGTAACAACAATCCACAAACACTGTGGTTTAGCAAAAACGCAGACTATACAAATTTTACAACAGGTACTGGCGATAACGATGCATTAATCTACACAATTGCATCTAACAAGGTAAACGCAATCAGGTATCTATCTGCTACCAGGATCCTCAATATTGGTACGTCTGGTGGCGAATACGTGCTAACCACAACAAATGGTAGCCCAGTAACGCCAACATCTACGGTTATTCGCAAGTACAGCAATTACGGATGCGTGAATGCGGAAGTTGTCCAGGTCGCAGATGTAACGCTCTTTGCCCAGCGCGGAGCGCGAAAGGTGCGTGAGTTTCGCTATGTCGGTGAAGTGGACGTAGGCGGCTACACAGCGCCTGACATAACGGTATTAGCAGAACACCTTACTGAGGGTGGCATAGAAGAGTTTGCGTTTCAGCAAGAGCCTGAGAGCATCGTGTGGGCAAGGCGCAATGATGGCACATTGCTGGGTCTAACATACAGACGCGAAGAAGAAATAGTAGCGTGGCACAAGCATGTCCTGGGTGGCGTGTTTGGTTCTGGTCAAGCGCGAGTAGAAAGCATTATTTCTTTGCCAACCGATAGTGGTGAGGATGAGCTATACATGATCGTCAAGCGCACGATTAACGGACAGACAAAACAATACGTTGAAGTGATGAAAACGTTTGATTTTGGAAGTGATACAACGGCTGCATTTTTTGTAGACAGTGGCTTAGTATACTCTGGAAGCTCTGTATCGAGCTTGTCAGGGCTGTATCATTTAGAGGGTGCTACAACGTCTGTTTTAGCAAATGGTGCAACACACCCTGATGAAACTGTCTCTAGCGGTGGCATAACG